AGATTTGGCTGCGTAACCTCCGTAAGCAACCGCTGCTTTCGATCTACGACGTATTCACCCGCATCACTGAACAGCCAACAAAGTGGCGACCTGACCCGGGCACATTTGCTCAAGAGGTTCGCCGCCACGCTTTGGCGACAGAGACAGCAATCTTCAACACAAGCGAAAAAGGACCGGGGGCATGAAACCGAACCGACCAACAAACTGGACCGCAAGAATGCAGCCGCACCAAATAGAGTTTTGGCGTGAGATCTGTGCAAAGCGCGCCAGCCAAGAATTTGCGCGCCGTATCTCACCAGATGAAATCGTTGCTTCTAACGGACGCTGCCGTCGAGAAAAGGATTGGCGTTTCTTCTCAATCGCTTTGCTTCGGGCGCATGATTTCAGCTTCACGCGCATCGCGGCAATCCTTGGCTACAAGGACCATACGTCAGTCTTAAATGGTCTGCGCCGTGCGGTTGGCCATGATGGCAAGTTAGGAAATGACCCTCTGTGGAAAACGGAACATTTCAAGAAAATCGCCCTGATGGATGAGGCGTCATTTATTGGCGTTGAGTGGGTGGCGGCATGAGGTGGAGCAAATACCCGCAAGATATGCGCAACATGATTTGTCGCCTGAGAAGCGAGGGGCTGTCAGGGCCTCAAGTCCTTCTGCGGATCAATATTGAGTTTCCAGATTACCCGATCAGCCTTGGCGGCGTTTATCACGTTGAGCGAGTCCGCAAGGGTATTCATCGCGAGAAGCGAGAGCCTGTAACTCGTATTGCCCCGATCAGCTTGGCCGGGCCTTCTTGGTCAGTGCCCAAAGGCTACGCCCATAACCACGTAGAGGAGGCGGCATAGGATGGGTAAATCTAAAAACACCCTTCAGCTTATTGAGTGGAACGATAGCCACTCGCCTAACACAAGCGGTTGGCTCTCCGTTGATGAAGTCGATACACGCCCGCTGAAATTAAAAAGTGTCGGTTATGTCATCGCCGAGTGCAAGCGCTCGGTGACGCTGGCTGCACATGTGAGTGCAAGCAAGAACTGCGATCAGGTGTGCGGTGTGATGAGCATTCCAAAGAGCTGCATCATCAAACGCAAGAAATTAGGAGCAGCATAACATGGCTCTACACATTCAAAGAAAAAGAATGAGCGCAATAGGCGTGACACTCGCCTGTTACGGTTCCTGGGTCTTGGGCCTTTGGGGAATCTATGCGGCAGGAACGGAGATATTCTGGTGACAGATATGATTGAGAAAATCGCTCGTCAGATATGTCTTGAGACTCAATTCGTTCCTGGCGCGCCGCTCAGCGCAACAGATGAAGCCTGGGAGGGCTATATCCCGGAAGCTCTCGCCGCACTCACCGCCCTTGAGCAGCCCTCAGATGAGATGGTGGAGGCGGGCTGTGACCATAACTTCGGGCCAGACGTCACAGGAAGTGATGTGCGGGGCAGTTTCGGCGGTCAAATCGTAATCCAGATCTGGTCTCGCATGACCAAAGCAGCAAGGGGCGACCAATGACCCACCCTCAAGACAAAGTGCTGAGCCTTAACTGGTTCCTGTTCCGCGTTCGCCCTAACAAAGAGCGGGCTGTTTACAACTCCGTCAACGATGCCGGCTTAACCGCAGCGATGCCAGAGGTAACTTATCGCAAGCGTGTGTCTCGGCATTCCCGCAAGACGCGCGAGGTGAGTTATCCCGGCCTAAAGTCCTATGTTCTTGTTGGCTTCGAAGGGCGCCCATGCTTTCGGGATGTGCTTAACCTTCCGTTTGTCTCTGGCGTCGTCGGCTTTGACAGCTTCGCCGCTCGCTTGAACAGCAAGCAAGTCTATGCGTTCTTGAATAATGGCGCATGGGATAAGCGATCAGTTCGAAAGCTTGTTGAGGAATGGAAGCCAGATTACAAGGTTGAAGACACTGTTGCGCTTCGCGGGATGGGCTTTGGCGGCGTTACTGGCGTCTGCACAAGCATAGATCTTGCCAGTCGTAAGGCTAAAGTAATTGTCCCGTTTCTCGGATCAGAGCGCGAAATAGAAGTGCCAGCAGAGGACGCATACTTGGCGATTAGGGCTGCGTAAAGCAAGCTTGACGCCCTAACCGAACCGTCATAATATGCTTTCAATGGTTGATCAGATGCGAGCCGAAAGGTGGACGCGCTAACCAGAGCGGGGCAGGGGCGCTTAGACGCCTACTGACCCCAAGTCAAAGACATGTTCAAAATTCAGCGACAAGCGCGGGCTACCGGGGCAGGTATAGTTTCCTTTGCTGCTAACTCTGCTTGTTCGCTTTTTTTCTTCAAAGGGGTAAGGTATGAGTGAGCCAAAAGGCGAAATTGATCCACGCAGCACATATGCAATTCGTGTGCAGGCCATGGATATGGCGATCACCGCGCGGCATAAAGATTATGATGCCGATCTGATTCAGATGGCAATCGAAATTGAAGGCTTCTTGCTTGGCGATAACTCGCGCCTCGCACCTTCCCCCGAACAGCCCAAAGACACATCAAACGAAGACAGCACTGAGGCAATGGTTGAGGAGGGCTCTGACTTGTCCGGATCTTACGTGAAAGCTGAGAGCGTTAGCAAAATGCTCCCTCCTGAGAGCGATCCAATCACGCCTATGGCTGATCTAACCGCGCCTAAGGATTATGACCTTGGCCAATCTGTCGTCATCGAAACAGACGGCGAGCGGACACACGAAGGCTTCAACGGCCAAGCCCAAGAATAACTTTACCCGCCAGCATAAGACACCTGATGCCCTTGCGTCCCCACAATACGGCCAGGGCTGGCGGGTATTCCTTTTTAGTTCAGGAGTAAGCTAATGTCTGTTTATACTCAGATCCGTGATGACGTAATGAAAGTCACTGGATGGTCAGCTAATACGATTGGTGATCTTGGCGGAACGGTTGGCGGCGCGTTTGTCGCTTACTACGGCGCTGGCGCTGCTCCTGTTATCAGCTCCATTCCATTGTCAGGCACAATTGCTGCTTGCCTTTGGTCGGCGCTCTACTGGAAGCGCGCACGCCGGGACAACGGCTAGTGACAGAGCGCCTTATTCAGTTCCGAGAAAATGGCCGTTTCGTTGTACGGGGCGTAACCCATAATCGCGGTAAGACTGAGTTTGAGTTAGATCTCAATGAAAACGAGGTCAAAGATGTTGAGGTGGATCTTACTCCAATCCTTGGCTCTTCTGAAACGGTAAGCGCCGCAGACGTCACTAATTCTGGTGTCTCGTGCTCTGCTACGCTCACCACACCGAAAGCAACGCTAAGATTTAGCGGTCTAAGCTCTAACAGTGAGGGTCGCACAGAACTTAAACTAACACGCTCAGGGGGTCAGGTTCACATGATGTATTTCCTAGCTCGCGGCACTGAAAGCCCTGATCGTTCTTATGCCTATGGACGGATTGCATGAGCAAACTCTCTGAACAGCAAGAGAAGTTCTGCCGCAATATCGTAGAGGGCATGAATCAAGGCGATGCTTATCGAGAGGCGGGCTACAAATGCGCGAGCGATGAGGCTGCATGGGCCAACGCATCCCGGCTGATAAGTAATGATAAGGTAGCTATAAAGATAGCTGAGCTGCGTGGAAATGCCTCTGAGCGCGCTGAGGTGACGCTACAGTGGCTTATTGAACAAGCGCAGGATGTTCTTGAGGCAGCTATGACTGATTCCTCTCACGCTGCCGCTATTTCAGCAATCAAAGAATTGGGTGTTTTGACAGGCGAGCGCGTTGAGAAGCGCCAGAACGAGAACACAAACAGAGATGCATCAGAATATAGTAGAGCCGAGCTACTCGCGATTGCAAAGGGAAGCAGCCAAGGAGCTTCTGCGGCGCGATCTAGCGCAAGAAAGCTTAATTGACTTTGCGCGGTACACCTTTCGGGGTTATCGGCCGGCTGAACACCATCGACTAATTGCGGAGAAGCTAGAGGCTGTTGAGCGCGGAGAGATAAAGCGCTTAATGATCTTTATGCCACCACGGCACGGGAAGTCAGAGCTTGCTTCTGTGCGGTTCCCTGCCTGGTTCCTTGGTCGCAATCCAGAGCGGTCTATTATTGCTGCGTCATATAACAGCGATTTGGCGTCTGACTTTGGCTATAAGGTCCGCGAAGTTGTAAAGGATAGGCACTTTAGCAATGTGTTTGGCTTTGGCTTGTCCGTTGATAGTCAGGCGGCTGGGCGGTGGCGCACTGAGCAGGGTGGAAGCTATGCCGCGGCGGGTGTTGGAACGGCGGTAACGGGTCGCGGCGCCGATGTGTTCTTGATCGATGATCCGTTTAAGGACCGTGAGGCGGCTGACAGTGAAGTAAACCGAGAAAAGGTTTGGCGCTGGTACACTTCGACAGCCTATACTCGTCTTGAGGGCGATCTAACCCACGAAGATCTAGAAGACGATGACATTTGGCTTGAGTTTGAGGACCAGGTAGAGCGCGGCGATGCAGAGCCCTTTGAGGGCGCAATCGTTCTTATTCAAACGCGCTGGCATGAGGATGGATTGGCGGGGCGCCTGCTTGAGAAAGAGGCGGACGGAACGGGCGATGAATGGGATAAGCTCATTCTGCCTGCAATTAGTGATGATGAGACGGCGCTATGGCCGCAGAAGTTTTCTCTTCAGAGGCTTCGCAAGATTGAGGCAGCGATCGGTCAGCGTGATTGGTCAGCTCTCTATCAGCAAAACCCAACGCCTGATGATGGTACCTTCTTCAAACGGGATTGGTTCAAGCGCCATAAGATGGTGCCTAAGAATGTGAGCCGTTACATTTGCTCAGACTACGCTGTGACAGAGGGCAGCGGCGATTATACGGAGCATGGCCTATTTGCGATCGATCCTAACGAGACGATATTTATTGAGGATTGGTGGTCAGGCCAGACAAGCTCTGACGTGTGGATCGAGAGTAAGTTAGACTTGATAGAGGCGCATGAGCCTTTCTGTGCGTTTGGTGAGGCTGGAGTCATTCAAAAGGCTGTTGAGCCGATGCTCAAGAAGCGGATGCGTGAGCGCGGTGTATTCTGCCGTGTTGAGTGGATGCCTTCGATCCACGACAAGGCGACACGGGCTAGAGCGTTTCAGGCTCGCGCGGCGATGGGTTTGGTGAGTATCCCTGAGGGGCCGATGGGTGAGCGCATCCTTAATCAGTTGCTGAGCTTCCCAGCGGGCAAGAATGACGACGCCGTGGACGTCTGCGGGATGATTGGCCGCGTAATCGATCAAGCTCACCCGGCCTTTGTTCAGGCGCCGGAAGACAAAGAAGAAACAAGCAAATACCGCAAGGCCTTTAGCCGCCAACGAGAGGGGGGCAACGATTGGAAGACGCTGTGATGACTGACGATACCGCGATGCTCTCGCAATATGTGCAGTGGTTTGAGGAAGCCGAAGAAACAAGCTGGGATGCTCGCCAGCTCTCAGAGCGCGACCGTGATTATGTGGACGGCAAGCAGCTAACGGCGAAGGAAAAAGAAACCCTCGCCAAACGCAATCAACCGCCTGTCGTGTTTAACGTGATCAAGGATAAGGTTGGTTTCCTGCAGGGCGTAGAGAAGTCTCAGCGCACCGATCCGAAGGCTTATTCTCGTACACCGCAGCATGATTCAGACGCAGAGGCGGCAACAGATGCGCTTCGTTACGTTTGTGAGAATGAGGATTACCAGGCCAAGCGCAGCCGGATTTTCCGCAATATTGTGGTTGAGGGAATTGGCGGGATTCATATTGGCTTTCGTCAAAGCCCCAAGGGTCTTGAGGTTAGCTACAGGGCGATAGCGTGGGATCGCTTTTTTGCTGATCCGCACAGCTCGGAGCTGGATTTCTCGGATGCTCGATATATGGGCGAAGTCGTCTGGATGGATTACGATCAGGCTGTTTCGACATACCCTGACAAGAAAGAGTTTTTAGAGACAACCTATAGCGCGACACAGGTTGGCGACACATACGACGACAAGCCGAAGTGGAAGCTTTGGGCGGATAAGACACGCAAACGCGTTCGCGTTGTGCAGATGTATCACAAAAAAGATGGTGAGTGGCATTTCTGCGAGTTTACGCGGGGTGGGATACTCAAATCAGGCCCCAGTCCCTATCTTGATGATGAGGGGCGCCCTGATAATCCCATGATCATGGAGAGCGCTTATGTGGACCGTGAAAACAACCGCTATGGCGAAGTGCGGCAACTAATTGACCCGCAGGATGAAATCAACAAGCGGCGCTCTAAAGCCCTGCATATCCTGAACACACGGCAGATTATCTATGAAAAGGGCGCTGGTGTTGAGAGCCGACGCGTTCGTGAAGAGCTGGCCAAGCCTGATGGTGCGGTGGAATTGCCTCCGGGCGTCATGCGTGAGGGCGCTTTTCAAATTGAGAGCAATACGGACATGAGCCAAGGGCAGGCTGCGCTTTTGCAGGATGCCATGGCTTATATGGACCGTTCTGGGCCGAATGCTGCGATGCTTGGGGATGCTGAGGGCCAATCGGGCCGCGCTATCCAGGCGCAGCAACAGGGCGGCATGATGGAGATGGGCGACTTGCTCGATACGCTTCGCCGTCTTGATGTGCGGGTTTATCGCACGTCTTGGAATCGTATTCGTCAGGGTTGGACGGCTGAGCGCTGGGTGCGGGTAACTGACAACGAAGAAAACGTGAAGTTTGTGGGCTTCAATCGCCCTATGACTGTGTT